CTTGGTCTACAGCAATTCGTAAAACTTTTGAAGATGGTGGCATTGAAGATATTATCTCGACGCGTCGACTGTGTCATATCATTCAAAGCTTCTCTATCTTCAAAGATCGTAAAAAATCAATTGAGCTTTGTGTAAATCGTTTTGATACAGATACAAAGCAAGCATTCATTGATTTGTATTCTTTAGTTGATGCTGAAGCACCTAGTCAATCGTCAAATTCAGAACAAACAATTGACGATATTATAGCATCTGTTAGCATGGAGGATATTAAATAATGGTAGAATATAAATTTCGCGAAGACGAACTAATTGATGAGTTTAAGGCTTATATTGATAAGACCTATGACGGACATTATAACACTGGCAGCATTCAATCTTCGGAAGTGATTGTGGACCGTGAACACGGCCAAGGATTCTTCCACGGAAATATCGACAAGTATAATGGTCGATACGGTAAGAAGGGCGACACACCAGCAGAGTGGCGAAAAGACATTGTGAAGATTATTCATTATGGTTTCTTGGCATTGTACGAACATGATCGCAAGCATTCTGTTACTGATGAAATCCAGGTCGACGGTGAAATAACTATTACTATGGCGGATTCTGTTAATATAGTTACTCTTCCAGACTATGGCGGTGCACCAAATATAGAGTTGTACAATTCCGACGATTTGATGTATAATATTAAATCAAACACACAATAAGGGTATATGATGAAACTTAGTAATGAAACAGTTGCAACACTCAAGAACTTTGCTGCTATCAATAGCAACGTTGTTTTGAATACTGGCAACTTAGTGAAAACAATGTCTGAATCAAAGACAATCCTCGGTAGTGCTTCAGTACCAGAAGACTTTCCAGGCCAGATCGGAATTTATGATCTCAATGAGTTCCTATCTGTTCTTGGTATGTTTAATGATCCTGAACTCGTGTTCGAAGAGACTTTGAAGTCAGTAAAAATTACAGAAGGTCGACGTGCTGTAAAGTACTTCTTCTCCGAACCATCCATTCTAACGACTCCTAACAAAGATATTGTTATGCCAGTTTGTGAGGTTAACTTCACACTTACAAATGACGATATGTCAAGCATCCGCAAAGCAGCATCTGCATTAGGTGTCACGGATATGGTTGTAAGATCGACTGGTAATGGTGATACAGCAAGGATTGTTGTTACTGATACCAAAGATGCTACATCTAACACGTTTGAAATTGAAGTTGATGGACTCGGTGTGAATGAATCAGTCTTTAACTTTATCTTCAACATCTCTAATTTTAAGTTTGTTTCTGGTGATTACGATGTATCGATTTCATCTAAGCTAATTTCAAACTTCAAACTCAAAGGTGGTGATACTCAGTATTGGGTAGCACTAGAAAAGAATTCCACTTATGGAGAATAACATGGCAACAACCCCTCCCATTCCTGAAGAAGAACTGTCGATCGATGATCTGATGAATGTACTTCGAATTATTAACACTGCGACTGAACGTAATGCGTTCAAAGCAAATGAACTTTCTTTTGTAGGAAATGTATATGACAAATATTCACGTTTTATCCGAGCAGCTCAGCAAGAAGCTGATGCTACAGAAACTAAACCTGGAGAATCAGATTAATATGATTATTAGTAACCCTGCAGACCGTAAGACGATTAAAGATGCAATTGTAGAATTCTCTAATTCTGCTACTCGTGCCGAAGCTGAAAAAGATTTACAAAAAAATATTATCGAGGAGCTCGCCGATAAAGTTGGTGTTGAAAAGAAGTATCTTTCTAAGCTAGCTGCATTTTACCATAAGCAAAACTTTGCTACGGTACAACAAGAGAAAGAAGAGATCGAAGAGTTGTATGAGTCAGTTATGACTACTCAAAATCCTGGCCAACCAACACCTTAATTAGGCGTGTACATTATACCAAATGTGTGGTATAATATATCTTTATTATGGAGAATGTGAATGAATGATTTCCTTTGGGTCGAACGCTATCGTCCTCGTAAAGTTGACGAAACTATTTTGTCAGATGATCTAAAGCAAGTCTTCAATCAAATCGTTGCTACCGGTCAATTGCCTAATATGCTTTTTACCGGTACGGCTGGTGTAGGTAAGACCACTGTTGCTAGAGCCTTGTGTAATGAACTCGGCTTGGATTATATCCTTGTCAACGC